AGGTCAGTCGTGCAGGCTTTGGCAGCTTGACCAGCTTGGAGCCAGTGGAGCGCACGCGGCCTGCTGCAGCAATGTTTAGACCGGTGCCAAAATAGGCATCGTCCTGCGGAACGTCTGTGCTATCCACACCATCTTCATACTTGAAGCCAAGCTTGCCGGTAATAGTGGTGGTCATGCCGGTGGTGACGACCAGTAACGCATCATCAAGGCGCATGCCTTCCGGTAGTGGACCAAGATCAACAACATCACCAGCACCAATCGCTGCGGTAGAGTCAGAGTTAAGCGCCGCGCCAGTAGCGTCAGTCTTCAACTCATACGCCAAAGTGGTGGTGTTGCCATAAGGAACGGTTGCACCGAACGAGCGATGCGTGTTTTTTACTTTTACTTCAGCCATGTCGGCCTCCAATTTTAATCTGAGTCAGTGAGCGCTGATTTAGCGCCCACCGTTATACTGTGTTGTTACGCCAGGCTTAAACCTTGTTCAGCGGCACCACAGTATCCAGAACACATACGCCATAGTCAGTAGCTTCTACGCCGTCGCCAGTGTTGATATTGAAACGGAACTTGCTCACGCCACGGATCGCGCCGATTAACAGCTCAATCTTGTCGCCGTGATCCATTTCTTTCTCGGACCAGAAGAACGGAATGCCTGACTTGTCAGACTTGGCCAATGCTTCACCAACTGCTTGACCACCAAGAATGATTGCGCGGTCCACAGCAAAGCCTGTACCAAGCGCTGCAGGAACAGCCGTAGAACTCTCAGCACCAGTATGGTCTGCGCAATACTTGATCGTATCGCCAGCAAAGAAACGGATTGGAATGTTCTGCTTCACAATCAAGAAGTTATTCCACAAACCTACTTCACCTTTGAAGATAGGGTGTTGCTTGGCGTTGCTTGCGCGAGCATGTGCGGCCATCTGAATTGCGCGGAAGTTTGGATCTGCTGCAAACTGGTTGTACTGCAGTGGCGATACGAGCATCACTCGCAAAGGCTCATCTTCAGCAGCAGCGTCACCATCAAACTTAACGATTGGAGGCGGCATTACCATGTCATCCATTACAGCGCGCATGGAGTCAACAATCCCCATACTAAACACGTCGGTGCTCGCAATAGTCATCTCGCCACCTGACTGCTTAAAGCCTTCAACGTAACCACCAGCCGCAACAAAGTGGCGGTTTTTAGTTGGAGCTTTAACAGGGTTAACCATGACGGCATCAAAGCGAGGGTCTGACTCAAGTGGCACTGACCAGGTCAGGTTGTTAACCGAGCCACGCGCACCAGCTGCGTGAATGATCAGGCTTTGGTCGCAATAACGATCCATTACAGATTCAGCAACTGGGCGGCCTAGCTTACGGAAATCAACCGGAGAGCGGATGGTGGTCATCGTATCGCCCATGTTGATTGGGATACGCGCTTGGTTAACACGCAAGCGGTCTTGGTCGGTGCTCAAACCAGTACCGCGACCTTCCGCATATTCGCTACCCATAATCGGTACAGCACCGAATGGGTTAACAACGTCAAAGGTGATCTCGTCTCCGGTGCCTTTACCAAGGTCCATACAACGAACGAACGGCAAGTGACTTGTAGTCTGCTTACGGATTGTCTGGATTGCGCCAGAATCGCCTTTAGGCATCTTGCCCATCAGGTGCGATAGCTTGTTATTACGCTTTAGGTGAATTGCAAACAAGCCAGCGGCCTGTTGCACCATGTTTTTCTTATCGCCATACGGCGCGTGTGAGTTTTGGGTCGGCATGTTGCCTCCTTACAATCTGTTTAGGAATTGCTCAATCTGCTCAGGCGTCATGTCGTCCATAGCCGTAGCCAGCTCCATTCCGCTGCTCATATCGTGCATAGCTTCATCGCGTGAAGTTGCACCGGCTCGACCTGCTGGGAAATCAGACAGGCTTGCTGGCGTATCACTTCTAGCGTTAGCTGCTTTTTGTCGTGCAGTAGCTCTAACCGCGTCTGCAGTTGAGTTTCCTGCTGCTTGAGTCGAACCAGTTGCAGATTTGAAAGCGCTCATTAACTCGATAACCTGGTCTGTACTGCCCTGTTGCATAACTGCAGACATAGAGCTGCGCACGAACGTAGGTTGCGAGTTGATCCATTCAGTTAACTCTTGAGACTGTGCTACTGAGTCAGCGTCAGGATGTGCTGTGTAAATAGCGTTGTAGTGTGCATCTGTAGCAGTCTGCGCTTCGCGCTCCTCATAAGGCGCCAATGCTGACTGCAATCGTGCTTCTACTTGCTTTTGAACCAGCTTATTGATTCCTGCAGCCAATGCTTCCTCGGAAAAATCACCGAACAGTTCAGGGTCAACACCAGCATCAATCGCTGCCTCTGCAGCCGCTATCTGGTTATCCTGCTTTGTCGGCTCCTGCCCCGCATCTGCTCTTGACTGCGCTTGTGCTTTCAACGATTCAAGCTCTTGCCGTGCTAATTCGGCCTGTGCCTGCCAGTGTTTCTGACCTTCACGCGCCTCAACCAGCTTTTCAAATGGAATGGTGTGCTTGTTATCGCGTGCCATTACCACTGCGTTTTCAGCAGTTAGCTCGGTATCATCTGCTTCGCCATCTTGCTTGCTATCTTCAGTTTTGGTCGTAACGCTGGGCACGTCACCTTCATCATCAGCTTGCGCGTCAGTATCGCCCTCTGGACCATGAATTAACTGGTCTACCTGTTCTGCTGTTAGCTCGCCGTCAAGCGACTGAATAAACTCATTGTTGTCTGTCATGCCTTCCCCGTTTGCCACATATCGCCGTAGCCGCTGTGGGTTACGCAATTGGGCTTGTGCCCGTATGTCGCTGCTCTCGCAACTTGGTAGGCAGTGTTGCTAATTGATTGCTTGTATTCAAAACCTACAGGGGGGCTGAGACTGTCTATGGTAAAGGCCGCGTGCCTACTAGCATGTTGTTCTTGCCTAAGTCCTGCCGTTTGCTAGCATGTGGCATTTTATTTAAGGCATAAAAAAACCCGCACAATGGCGGGTCTGATTGATTGCTTGTGGCTATGTGCGCTGAACGCTAATCACAGGCCGTTCGATTGTTCCGGCAAACAGGCTGCCGGCTACCTGGTCTGTGATCTCAATATCTTCTTCTAGCGGTTCACCGCGCAGAACCGGGATCAGCGCTTGCCGGATTGTCTCGTCATCGGTGCCTGTGTCAAACATTGCAAACAATGCGGCACCACCGTTATGTGGCAGATATACATTAGCCTGGCGATGCTGCTCAGTATCAACAATGTCGCAAACGGCTGCGTGGCCCATAACGCTGATAATAATCTCGGTTACTTTGCCGCCTTCTGTTCTACTCATTGCTGCTCACCTTCTTTTAATTGGCTATCACGCACCTTGTCTAAGTGTGCCTTTGCTAGATCGCGCTGTTCGTCAGTCATATCTACACGCTCGTTAAGCAGGTCAAGCGCCTTACTGTAGTCGTAACCATCGGGTGCTGATCGTGCGAATGTGCCGCAATCGGTGCAATCATCTGTCATAGCGCCTACTCCATTAACTGCTGCTTTAGATGGTAGCCCATCAGTGGCCATATCTTTTCTTCTGCGTTTTCGCGTGCAATCTTGCGGCCGATTTCAGCATCAAAGTTTTCAGGCGAAGCACATGCTGATTCACCAGTAACAGTGAAGCCATTGCGAAGCACTAGCACACAAATTGTTAGTAATCCCAACTCGATTGGGTACGGACCACCGCCACCACCGCACTCGCCTTCACAACCATCTCTTGCTGTGAAGAAGTGGATGCTAGCTATGTTTGCCTTTAGATCATCCGGCGTAACTCTTGGCGCAGTTAATCCTTTCTCTTGAATCAGTTGCTCAGTCGTTTTAGTGGTCATTGCATGCCTCCTGGCAAGTTGTCTGCTGTATCAGCGGTTTCAATGCCTTGCATAGCTGTATCACCTTCGCTTGGCACTGGTGGGAATTGCGGACTTGTATTCTGATTGACTTGCGCCAACTCTGCAAGCTGCTCACTACCCAATTGAGCGCCCTCACCTTGCACATACGGATTGCGAATATCAGTAGCAGCTGCCTGCTGGGGCGATGGGAAGTCTGGATCGTGGCCAGCTGGGTTTGGTCGCTGATAACCAGCACCCTGCATGATAGTGTCGGCAATCGGTGCAATCATTGGCATCTGTGCTATCTGAGCGCCAGCCTGCATTGCTGCGAACGCTGCTTGTACGCCAACCTGTACTGCTTTGGCATCCAAGTTCTTCACTTCGCTGTCGGCTTTGCGCTCTTTGATTTCAAGTTCACGCTGCTTCAGTTCGTTGCCTGCGTCTTTAAGCGCCTGCTGAACTGCCTGCTGCGTCTGCTCTTCGATCTGTTCAGGTGTTGGTGTTTGCCCCACAGAGCGGAATGCTTCTACTAGGTCACGCTTAAACGGTACGTCCATGAGCTGCGTCAGGAACGGAATTGCTGCGCTCAGGTATTCTGCCGGCAGCGGCTTGATTGCTTCGGTCAGTGCTTGCAACTGCTGCGCTCTGTAGCTGCTGGTGCTCGGCACGTCTTCCAGCGATACCATCAGTCGAGTGCGGTTAATGTCGTTGGATAGGTATGTCATGCCTGTTGTTGGATCAACTTCAGGCGCATTGAGCGTAACCTGGCGATCCGCAGTGATTGCATCGCCCTCGATCACAACCTCAGTCTGTTTCTCGCCAATGTCACGGATGATCATGCTCATCAGTAGCTCACCTACCAGTGAACGCGCCTCTCTGAAGTTATCCATGATGCGGCCTAGCGCCTGGTTTGACTGCTCTACCTGTGTCTGCTCCTGCAATCCACTCGTTGCTGTACCCTGCCTGCCACCGAACCCAGCTGTAATACCGCTTACGCGCTCGAATGTTGCACGGTTATCGTTGAGCATCTGGTAATGCTGATCAGTGAGCTCGTAGTCGCGTTTTACATCAAACTTTGCGCCGGGTTGCTGCATGTGCGCCGCATCCAGAACAATGTCAGCGTCCGGTCGAGCAATCTGTTTGCGTAACTGTGCGTCAGTCATAGCAACTGCGCCTTTAGTGCGCTCAACTCGAACGACACTCATGCCCCAGCGCAACTTAGATAAACCACTATTCAAGCTGTCTTGCGCGTACTTCATGCTGCGTACATAGCCGTATGGAATGCCTGTTGCATCTTCGATAAACCCCCAGAACGGCACATACGGGAAGTGGCGGTGTGCATAAGGTGTAGCACCATCATGCAGCCTGTGTGGACCAAGCCAGTACGCTCGACGAACTCTGGCAATAGTGGCTTGTGTTACTTCAGCTGTGCCGCTTGCGACTGCAATAGCGTGCTGCATGTTGGCTTCATCGAACTCAACGACTCGACCGTTTGGCGTCTTAATAACAGGCACTCTCACCCAACGGCGGTACCATAACTCAGCGACGCACAGCTCTTTACTGTTCGGGTTATACCAGCGGTCTTCTTGCATAGTCCATGAACGGCCATCATTCCATGCGTTTTCTAGTCCGGTATCGTCACCACCCTCAAATGTTAGCGTTTCATCCTGCCACCACTGCGAGCCATGTTTGCCTGCAGCCAATATCAGCTCCTTTTTCTCAGGAAACACTAATGCAATGCGCTCTGGAGACAACCATCTCTGTCTGCGCAGCCAACGAGCGTCACTCAAATCAGGCTCAGTGGCCTTCATATCCCAGTGGATTTCGTTGCGGTGAATCTTCTTGCAGCGATACGGAAACTGGAACGGATCAGAGTCTCGCGATACCTCTACCCAGCCAATGCCGCTTGTGATCTGCGACTGGAAAGCAGCACTGCATGCGCGGTCAGCCTTTGATTCGCGCTCGGCTTGGTTCAGCTTAAAATTGATTGCATCAGCTACGTCTTGGCCACCCGGATCACCATTCGGTGTGACGCGCCAGTCGGTGCGGATCGTGGCTTCATAGCCTTGGATTGATAGCAGTGCCGGGCCAATCAAATCTTCAACAGCAGGTGGAATGCCTAGCTCTTGCTGCCGCTTGAGCAGCTCGCTATCAAGTTGATTACCATCCGCGTAGTCCGACTCTTTGTCTGCTACTGCTCGCCAGCGCGGCTGATTCTCGATTTCCTCAAAAATCTCATCGTATTCTTCTTTGCTTAGCTCTTGTTTTTGCATGGTCTAGTCCTCACAAGCGCCAGTCGGCGGCAGGTGCTTCTTGGTAATCGGTCTGGCCTACGTCGTTGCGCATAAGCTCAACAGCTTGGCCAAGGTATCTGAATGCGTCAGCGCCGTGTGAGTATTCATCATGTAATGGACCCATCGGCTCGCCTGTTTTTTCATGTATGCGCCTGCTGTAGCGTTTCAAGCACTCAACCAGTCGCTTAGTGTTGGTTTCATCGAAGTAGCACTTTGGAAAGATCATGCGCGCCATTTTGATCCCTTCCTCGATCTCGGTTACTGCGAGCACAAACGGGTTTCTGCCCATCTGCCTGAGCAGTTCTTCAGTGCTCTTGCCGGTTTGGAAGTTTTTGGTGCGGCCATCGTGCGGTATGTAGTCTGTTCCCCAGCGGTACGGCATCTTTTCAATCTTAGCCACGTACCATTCGAGCGTGCGGTGACTATCCTCGATGTAGTCAATGATGCGTATGTCAGCCGGACCTTTCTGAACAAACAGAATTGTCATGGCGTCGTTCCAGCCCAAGTCCCAGACGGTGTGAACTGGTAGCAATGGATCATACGGGATGCGCTGTACGCGATTTCTTGCATACAGGTCGAGTATCTCATGCCGATAAATCGCACCTGCTGCGACTGTGCGCGCCTTTCCTTCCCAAATATGCTCGTAGTCTTCTGCGCTCATCTCGCGCTTGGCTTTCTTACGCTCATCGTTAAGCACGACCGGGAACCAAGGATTATCGCGCCAGTTAACCTCAGCAACCCATGTGTCAGGAGTGGTGCCAGCAGCAACAAAACGAACGTACGTCTCGTCTGTTTCCATGTCAGGGTTTAGCGTCATCCATATCTCACTGCCCTCTTTACGGATCGTAGGCGTTAGAACGTCCCAAGATTTCTTGCTTACGCTGTGCGCCTCTTCAACCCAGACGATATCGACACCTTCAAACGACTTGATCGAGTCAACGGTATGCGCTTGCAAACCAGCAAACAGGATCAGAGTGCCGTTAGCACCACGAATCTCTGTATCAGTGATCTCATAGAACGCAGTCAGTCCAAGTTTGATGATGTAGTCTTTAAGCAATCGGTGAACCGAGTCGCGCATAGATTTCTGGATCTCACGCGCACATAAGATACGCAGCTGATTACGAGCACCAAGATCAAGCAGCACCTGAGCCACAGAATGCGACTTACCGCCACCACGACCACCGTGCATAACTTTGTAGCGCTTAGGCTCATATAGCGGGGCCAGCTTATGCGGTATCTGAATACTAAGGCTGATCTGCATCTATCAGTCCTCGATGTGTTTTGGCGTGATGAACTCAACTGTGCTTGCTACCTGCATAACGCCAGAATGCTCGACCTTCTCAGTATAAAGGCCTGACGCTTTGCCACGGTTTGTCTCAGCTGCAATTGCTGCGCTGTACTGTTTCTCTGTAATGGCAAGGTCACGGATAATCTTTAAATCCTTTAAGTGGCCTGCAAGTGTCATCTGCGCTGCTTCAACTGCAGGCTGTCTTAGCTCTTTGAGTCTTGCGGTAATCTTGTGGTGATCAAGTAATTCTTTCGCGCTACGGTTTACCGTCTCTGGCTTCATCTTGCTGGTGTTATAGACGGAACGGTAAGCCTGTGTTGCGTT